AAGTAATACCACTATTGTAAAGTATTTACCTGTATAGGAGATAGTGGTTATATAGATAGAAACATTCAACTAAGATGATAAATTTGTGTATAAAAGATTTGTCGAATAATTAATTATGATCAACAACTAATAATAAGAGTTTCAATAAGATAAGGAAGTAAACTATGAAAAAGAAAAAAGTATTTGTCATCATGCCTTTTCAGGACGAATTTTTTGAAGTATATGAGATGTTGAAAATAAATTTTGCTGATAGATTTGAATTTAGTAATGCTGGAGATGAGGAAAACCAACAGAATATACTAAAAGATATTATTCAACCAATTTATGAGGCAGATGTTGTTATCGCCGATCTAACAGGTTTGAATGCAAATGTAATGTATGAGTTAGGCGTGGCGCATTCATTTAACAAAAAGACGATAGTCATAACAAAGGACGATTTGTTGAGTTTACCGTTTGACTTAAAACAATATCGTGCCAAAGATTATGATACACATTTTAAAAAATTTGCTGAATTACTAGAGTATTTAGGAAAAAATTTAGTAGGAGCAGTTGAAAATACTGTATCTTATAGTAATCCTGTTAAAGATTTTTTATCTATGGCAAAAATAGATATGCCTCAGTTTGCTGGTGATACCCCTGATGTTGTGTTGAAAGACGATTCGGATAAGGGCTTTTTGGATTTTCTTGCTGATATTGAGATGAATTCACTGGAACTCACGAAGACGATTAATGATTTAAATACTGATATGAATGAAATGAGTACAGGAATAAAATCAAGCGTTAACGATATTGCTAGGGTTAATCAAAAATGAGGAAATGGTACAGCTGCATTCGTTCGTAAAGAATCAAAAAAAGTTGCAAAAGTTATTGATTATTTCAGTTCAAAATTGAGAGAGCGCAATAAATCTATTGATAGTTTATGGGATGAAATTGAAAAGAATACATTAGGTTTATTAGAAAATAGGTTTGCATTTAGCGAGGACAACAGGGATTATTTAACTGCCTATTTAAAATCATTGCAGGGATTGCAAGATGCTATAACTCAGAGTAATTTATCAGTAGAAGAACTTAAAAATTCGATGAATAATAATTTGGGATTGGAGCGTTCAATGAATCAAGCAATTAGATTTGCAGTCGCAGATTTATCTTCATATATTGTAATAACTGAAAGAATTAAAGCGTCTGTAGATAAAATTTTAGCTAAAGGTAAATTTGTAGTAGGCAATATAGATTAGTATAGAGAAAAATTAATGTGTTGTGTAAAATATTTTGCCTTATTGAAGAAATGTGATTTCTAAAAGCGATTTGTTTGTTGGCAAATAGTATTTCATTACATTTTCCAGAGCGCATGACTGTTAATCATGATGTCACTGGTTCGAGCCCAGTTGGGGGAGCCACGAAGAAAGTCAGTAATTGAGCCAAAAACGGCTTGTTTACTGGCTTTTTGCTTTGTTTACAACATTTTTGAGTTTTAAAAATATTTACCTCTTTTTATACCTTTTGATGTGTTATACTACAGATAAACTACAGATTTTCTACAACAAAAGCCGCCCGAAATGTAATCGGACGGCTTATTTTATGCCAGTAATTTGATTGCGTTGTAAAGGGTGTCAACTTCTTGAATAATGTAGTGGTCAATATCGACCTTGTAATCTGTATGCCCCATGAGAGCAATAATGTCCTCTTCTCGTGCTCCTGCCGCTGACATGCGGGTTGAAAAGGTTCGACGGCAAGAATGCGGGGTAAACTCATCGCCTAACCCCAGCGCCTGCATCGCCGGTCTGAAACAATATTTCAAGAAATAATCCTTGTTCATCGCTTTGCCAAACTCTGAACCTTCGTGTGTTCGACAGAAGATTGTTTCACCTTTGTGATTTATACAGTTCTCAACCAATTTTAAAATTTTAGGGTGGATAGGTACAACACGATTTTTGCCGGCATCTGACTTTATGCCTGCGATAAAGTAAGGTATTCCTTGCTCACTTACATGGTATTGGTCAGTTGTAAGTGACAAAAACTCGGTCACTCTAAAATTAAGATAGCACATTATATAAACATAATCAGCATAAGGCACTTTACCTATGTTTTGTCTGATAAGCTCAAGCTGTACATCAGTAAAGCGTGTAGCGTTTACCTCTTCGGGTTCGGGCAGTTCTATGAATGTGCCGTAGTCTTTATTTACAATATCTTCTTTCATTGCAAAATCGTAAAGACTTGTGACGAAGCATTTAATCTTATGTAGTGCCGAGTAGCCTAAGCCTTGGCAGATTTTCGGTGTGTTCGTGACCTTGTAAGTACCTTTGCCGTTTGGTGAAAGATATTTCAGTTTTCCGCCTGCGCCGACCTCGTGATGTGGATTTTCGTAATAATCTATGATGAATTGATAATCCGAGGTGCGCAAGTCCCTAAATTTACGTTTGTACAGAGGTTTCAACTTGATATAAGCACTTGCGTAGTTGCTTTTCACGCTGTCACCAAGTTTTTGGTAGGCTTTAGTTTTTATCCATTTTTCGTGCAGTTGTTCAAGTGTCATATTAAAGCCGTTTACAGGATTGTACTCATAATCTTTGAGCGCATTTTCTGCCTCTCGCTTTGTGGCGAAAGTTCCCAAATAAACTTGTTTCCCTGTGACAGAGCTTGCAGCGGCATACGGTTTTGATTTGCTGTCTTTGCGTATGTAAATACTGCCCGTGCCTTTCGTCCTGCGCCTATTTTTTGGCTTGCTGTCGGTTTGATTTTTGCCGCAGTATGGGCAAAAATCAAAATCATCCGATAAATCCTTGTGGCATCGTTTATTTATGCATTTTTTCATGATTTTGCTCCTAAAAAAGGGCGCAAAAATCCCGCTAAAATCTTGTAAATTTTAACGGGATGTGGTACAATATTATTGCTCTAAAAAGTACCATTGCACCCGTTGTAATGGTTTCCGCTCCGACTTGCGCCAACAAGTCAGGGCGGTTTTTTTATTGTTTAATTTTCGGTTTTGCCAAGCCTGTCAGCTAAAGCATCTCGACTTTCTCTAATGTCACTATCAGATTTATCATTAAACATTTTTAACGATATGGTAGTTACACAAGTCTCAACATTGCTGTCTTTTTCAAAACTACTTGTTTTCACTTCTTCAATAAGTCTGTCAGAAATTTCTTCGAGTTGCTTTTGTGCATCATCTTTTGTTATTTCATAGTTTAAATAGTTGTCGGTAATTTCAAGTGCTTTAGTGCCTGCGGTGTACGCTTGTTCGCTAATTCCGTCGGGGATGTTATTTTCTCCACAACCTGCAATAACAAGGATAAACATTGTAAGTAAAATAATCGAAAACATTTTCTTACATTTCATACTCTTTAGCCTCCTTCTTATTAACTAGAACGAGTTTGATTTCTGCATACCAAACTGTGTTTCCATTTTCATTTGTAAAATTATTAATATATAATTTTTCGTAGCCACAAATGCGATATAGATTGTCAAGCACAAAATCAAGATTTTCAGACTTTATATTTCCAAGTTCTAAACTGTTTGCAGTTACTGCAATTGCATATTTTCCGTTGTATATGTATTTGTTTAATGCGATTTTAATCTGTTCGCCGCGATTTTGGCATTGTTTAATTACCTGTAAATTATGTGGGCGATCCTCAAATGTCACCCCAGCAAGTTTAAAAGTTCTTGCGTTAGTTAAACCTGTTTCAGACTTTTCAAGTGGTAAATTCTTCGTACTCGAATATTTTTCAGACGGTGTATCAACGATTAAATTGTTATCGTTTTGATTTGTCGCCTCATTGGTAGCGCTTGTTTGTGACATTGCCGTAGCGAAACCAAAAATCACGATACAGACTAAGAATATAACGACACCAATTAAAATTCCTGCTATATCAAGTGACAACAATGATTTCACTCCAAAAGAAGCACCGAGTATAGCGACAATAAATGAAATAATTTCAACAGCTTTTTTAGTCATTTATAAATCCTCCTCTTTTGTGATATATATTGACAAAATATATATCATATACTAAAATAATATTAGAGAGGTTCAGACTTCTCACTATTCCTATTTTTCCTACCATAGTTGCCGCTATGGTAGGTTTTTCTTTTTGTTGATAAAATCTGCAAATTGCTCCTTTACTTGCCGTTCAAGAGGGTGCAGATAAAAAGCATTTCTGCGTTCGAGCTCTGCCATTCGTTCAGCCCTGTAGGTTGCCGCTTCAAAGCTAATGTCACATAAATTTGCAATTGCAGCGGAAGTTAACGCTTGCAGTTCATGAAGGACACAGGCAGGGGCGAGTAAATCCCGAGCAAATACATTTGCTGAATGTTCGGCATCGTCGATTGTTGCAAATCCGTTGCCGTTTTCCTTAAACAAGTGACCTAAAAATATATGACCGAGTTCATGCGCAATTGTAAATCTACATCGCTGAGGGGATTGCTCATCTGCATATATGATATAAAGTTTATCATCTTGCATCAAAGTTATTCCACTCTCATTTTCACTTAGCAGATTGACTGCCGAATTTTTCAGTAAAACAATGTCTGCTTGCTTTGCTATCTGACTGACTTTAACAGGCAAGTTGCTGATTCTGTAGTCGATTAAACATTGCCAAGAGGCATTGCGTGCGTTTTTGTATTTTTCATAATTCAATTTTTTCACCTCATAGGTAGTGTAACCTACGAGGTGTTTTTTATTATGTACTTATAAATCTGTATCGTCAGGCTCAAATTTACTGAGATCAGGAAGATTAACTATTTCTATAGGCTGATTGTTGCCGTCACTTCGAGCGGCTTTAACTGTTGGTATCAACACTTCATTTTCCACACCGAGCAATCTATCGACTGCAGGTTGCATATCAACTTTATTACGATATGCAAGTATAACCTTTTTCTCGTGATCCGAAAGTTTATCTATATGTATTTGTTCTTTAATTTCGCCATTTATCAAAGCGTTTATATCAATAGATAAAAAATTACATATCTTGGTGACATTTTGAATAGATGTTCCCCAAATGCCCCTACTAAAAATACCTTTAACGGTTGTATAAGGCAAATCAACTAATTTTGCAAATTGCATCACACTTTTATATTTATCTAAAATATAATCCTGCAATTTTTGCTCAATAGTCATTGCACTCACCTCTCTTTGATAGTTAGTATATTACAAAATTTTGTAGATGTCAATAACAAATCTACCTTTTTTAGTAAATTATTTTTAAAAAAGTGTTGACAATCTACCACAAAAGGTATATTATAATGCTGTAATCTACTAAATAAGGTAGATTGGAGGTGAAAAATTATGTTATATCCTAATTTGGTGAAAGCAATGAAAGATGAAGGTGTAACTAAAACAGATATTGCAAATCTGCTTGGATTACATTTCAATACCGTAACTGCAAAACTTGAGGGCGAAACATCTTCAAGCAAAGCTGTTTATCAGGTTGGCTTTACTTTGATTGAGGCGGTAATGATTAAAAACATATTTTTTAAAAGATATGATCTTGCTTGGCTTTTTGATTTTTCTGAACACACAAAAACAGCTTAACGAAAGGAATGATAAAAATGGCACTAACCATATATGCTGTAGTTGCTACCGTAATAGCAGTAGTGGCAATCATAAAAGCTGTAAAATGGAAAATTGCTACAAGAGCAATGGTGGTTTATTGTATGAAGAATTTCAGAATACCCACAGACAAAGAACTTGCCGACTGCTCCAAAGAAGCCGCCGGCAAGACAATAAGATTTAAGTAGGATTTGAGGTGATAAAAAATGCTCTCAAAATTTATTAAAAACCGTAATAAAAAGAAAAAGGCAATGCCGACCCGACAATCGCCCTTTGAACACCCTGCTTATCCTATTCAGAGTGATTTTTACGAAATTTCTTTAGAGAAATACGGCGGAGAACTACCGATTCATTCGGTGCGAATGTCTTTCGTACTTCCTTATGACGATTGGTGCGAATTTTCAAAGTCAAATCTTTACAAACATTTGCAGGAGTATCTTCGGGAACTAAAAAAACGAGATAACCTGCATGTGAAGAAAGCATTGGAAGATTTATAGGCAAATGTTCGTTGTAAGTTGGAATATAGTTGACTTTACCTCTTGTAACATATTCACAAGCAAATATTTCAAATGTATAAATGCTTTCGTTGTAAACTTCATTATCAAAAACAACTTGCAAATCGGTAATGGTAATCGGCAGATTGGATTTATTATTCGTTTGATAATGTAAAATCAGCTTTTTCTGACCCATTACATACGGACGAAGAATACACTCTTTTATCTGAATTTCTAAATTAATTCTGCGTGACAGCAAATATTGAATTAGATTTATCAGAGAAATCAAAAAGCCTAATATACCTAAAATCCCACTAATTACAACCCACATAACAATCAACTCCTTTGCTTGATTATAACATCAAAAAGTTCAATATACAACAAAAATGAGGTGATTAAATGAACGACAAAATCCTTATCAACCCTAAAACAAATCAGGAGTACAGAGATGTACCGCCGACCGTGGCGGCTGAATATCTCGGAGTTGCGCTTAATTTTATTTATGAAGGACTTAAAAAGCAGACTTTGCCGATAGGCTCGGCAGTTCAGAGTGATTCAGGGCGTTGGAGTTACAGCATTCCGTGTGCCAGACTTAAGACCTACGCAAGCGGAGCGGATATTACCGTATCAATCAGCCTGTTAAGACAGCTTTTAAGGGAGACTTAAAAAATGGATATAATCGCAAACAGCCGTGAATATGTGGCATTTGGCGAACTTAAAAAAGGCGACATCTTTGTCCTGTTTGCTGAAGGCGAATGGTACATCAAACACCGTGACGATTCAGCGGTAAAGCTTACCGACGGAGGAACCGTAAGACTTAAAACGACCGCACTTTGCGAACGCAAAGATTGCGTGTTTGTTGAAAGAGAAATCTACACAACATTAACTGATAAGGAGCATTACGATTATGGCATTTAAAGATATTGAAACAAAAAGGTCGCTCAGAAAAAAGCATCAGGAAAATGAAATCCAGCTTAAATATACCCAAAAGAGCCTTGCGAGCGCTGAACAGGAGCGTGACATTGCGAACAGCCGCCTAAAAAAAACAAAGACAAAGCTTGACAAGGTGACATCCTTGTACATTGCAGAAAGAGCAAAAAACGCAGAGCTTGTCCGCAAGCTCAAAGCCTATGAATCGTCTGAACCCGAAGCAATCGGCTTTGAATGCGTCGGAGTGTCGGAGATCTGATTATAAGGAGGTCTTTGTAATGGTGAGAATAAAATCACCGTGCTACGGCTGTCAGAATCGGACGGTCACATGCCATAGCGACTGTGAAAAATACCTCAAGTACAGAAATGAATGCGACAGAATCAGATTGGAGAAAATGAAGAGATATGATTTCAAAGATTACATTTGTCGCAAAGTCGAACAAAACTCGAAGAAGTAAATGATGAAAAAAATAGGAAGAAGGAACACAGAGAATGGAAAGAAAACCGACATTAACCACAATTGCAATTGAAAAATTGCACCCGCATCCACAGAACCCTCGAAAGGTTATCGGCGATGTGACGGAGCTTGCAGAATCCATTAAGGCAAACGGAATTTTGCAAAATCTGACCGTTGTGCCGATGAATGACGATTGGACGGAGTTCACCGTCATTATCGGTCACAGAAGATTAGCAGCGGCAAAGCAGGCAGGCTTGACCGAACTGCCGTGTGCGGTCGTTGAAATGAGCGAAAAAGAACAGCTTTCGACAATGCTTACCGAAAACATGTAACGGTCAGACTTGACCGTATACGAAGAGGCTAAGGGCTGTCAGCTCTTGCTTGACCTCGGTGATACGGTCGCAGAGATTGCAGAGAAAACAGGATTTTCCGAAAGCAAAATCAGAAGAAGAGTAAAGCTCTGCGAGCTTGACGAAGAGGCATTCAAGGAAAGTCAGATCCGACAGCCTACCCTTGCAGACTATGACCGATTGAATCAGATTAAGGACATTGAAACGAGAAATAAACTGCTCGAATCAATCGGTACAAATAATTTTGACAATCTCTTGTATTCGGCTGTTAAGAAGCAGGAAACAGCTGAAGAAAAAGAAAAAATTGAAAAGCTCTGTCTTGAACATGGAATGACCAAAGTACAGAAACATGACGAAATTCCGAGCAACTACGAATATATGGGCGCATTTGCACTCAAAGATTTGATTGGTAAAGAATTTTCGGACGGCAGAAAAAGATATTTTTATTTTGCTTACGGCTCAAATATTTATATTTATGCCGAAGCATTTAAAAAACAGGAAAAGAACGATGCCGAAGAAGAAAAGCGAAGGCTTGAAGAGCAGAGATGGGACGAGCTTGCTAAACAGGCAGAAGAAATAGATGAACGCTGTGAAGCTCTCAGAAGAGGCTTTATGCTTGATACGAATTTCAATGACGGCAGCAAAAAGCAGGAGCTTGTGAAGTTTATAGTCGCCCAAGTGGCGGCAGGCGCCGATAGTAAGGTATACAGATTTGGCGAAGTAGTCGAGAATCAGGATGATGAAAACATGGACAGATACATCAACGAACACTGGAGCGATAACAACGGTAGAATGCTTATGGCGACGGCATACGCTTTGTGCAAAAGAAGTTATGAAATTTTAAGCTTTATTTATGTAGGGCATAGCAGCAAAACGATCAGCCGAAAAAACAACCCGGATTTAAACAGATTTTATGCTTTACTCTGCAAACTCGGCTATGTGATGTCTGATGAGGAGATACAACTCCGTGACGGCACACATCCGATTTTTACAACAGGTGAAGTAAAATAAACTAAATAAGTTAATCACGCTCTGCACAGCGAGATTATAGATTCCCTCTTTTGATAACTCATATACATACCTTTCTTTCAGTAATATTACCGATTCGGGCATGTGCAGATGCCCGAATTAATTTACTAATAACAAGCTCTGCACAGCTCGTTATATAACCCTCATTTTACTCCTCTTTAAATAAATTCTGACATTGTAAAAGCGGAGCATGTGCAGATGTTCCGCATTAGGCGAAAAAATGTATGTAAACACAATCACAATAAAATTTAAAGACGGTTCAAGCATATATATTGATGATGTTTCTGATTATGCAATAAACAACAATGTTATCAAAGTTAATAAAAATGGATATAATCAATTTTTTAATTTCGACGAAGTTAGATATATTGGAAGAACATTTGATTTAGAACCTGAAATATACAATGCAATGAAGAGGTGGGACAACTCCAATGTTTCACATTCAAAACTGCTATAAGAAGGTATGAATCTATGCAAGAAGAGGCGCTTTTACAAATCATTAAAAAACAGCTTAATGAAATCGTAAGGTGGTAGATTTACAAAATGTCGAGGCTAAATAAAACATGGACGGCCGATGAAATAGATTATCTTATTTCTGCTTGGGGCAACGTTAATATGGCCACTATAACAAAACACCTTGATAGATCCGAATGTGCAATAAGGCTAAAAGCCGGTAAGTTAAACTTAGGACCTTTCTTGGCTAATGGCTATAGATACATCACAATAAGCAATCTTTATAAACTCATTCGTCCAAACACTTCTGCCACTTATTTGAAAACATCGTGGGTAAAAAATAGGAATCTGCCTACTCACAACATATCAAGAAGTTCAAAAACAAATTTTATCGTTGTTTACATAGATGAATTTTGGATGTGGGCGGAGAAAAATCAATATTTTTTAGATTTTTCAAAACTCGAAAAATATCAACTGGGGCCTGAGCCTGATTGGGTAAATCAAAAACGAGAGGCAGACATATTAAGGAACAGATTTATCAAAGCAACTCCGTGGACGAACAGAGAAGACAACCTTCTCAAAGAATTGCTTGTAAAGCAAAAGTATGGTTACAAAGAGCTATCACAAATATTGTGCCGTAGCGAAGGAGCGATACAGCGCAGAATTAATGACCTAAACATCAAATACCGTCCTGTAAAAGCTGATAACCATCAAAAATGGACTGAATCAGAATACACTTTACTTGGCGAAATGATTAAATGCGGAAGCAAATATGAAGAAATATCCGACAGAATCGGTCGATCAGTTAAGGCTATCAGAGGACGTGTGTTCGATAAGTATCTCACGGAAAATCTTGATAAAGTGCGAAATTACATAGGCAACGGAAACTTTGGAGACGGAACGCCTGACAAGCCGTTAAAATACAAGCGACTTATGTCGAACGAAGAAAAAAACAAAGCTAATCTATTGTTATCAATCATCGCAGGAGATTTACGTTGTGTTGCAAAAATGAATTCAAATGTTGATGAGGAATACAGTGAATATTGGCAAAAGGATATGTGCTTGAATTGGAGTAATATCAAAGGTTGTATTGCATGCGAAAAAGATTGCGACAGTTGCACATCGTTTAAAAGAATACCCGTACAACATTGTAAGCGTTGTGGAAAAGATTTTTTTGAACGAAAAAGTGCTGATTTTTGCATTGGTTGCAGAACAGCTCGTCTACATCAAGCACAGAAAAAATACGCAATACTTCAACAAAAGCAAAGTCGAAAGTAAAGAAGCTCCCTATTTTGCCGTTAAATTCGGAATGATTGCATACGGCCTTATATGTGCTTATGAAATTGTTGATGAAGATTTTGTGAGACAATTGAAATCATTATACATTGAAAGCGATATGATTTTGAAAAACAAGAAAGGATGACCTGCCGATGAAGCAGTATGAAGCTGACCAACAGCGGAAGTTATTTCAATGGACAACCTTCATCAGAACAGAATATCCAGAAGTTGATTTGATGTTTCACATTCCAAACGGCGGAAGTCGAAATAAACTTGAAGCGGCCAACCTAAAAAGGCAGGGGGTGAAAGCAGGTGTGCCTGACTTGTTTCTGCCTGTCAGCCGTGGAGGCTATCACGGATTGTTTATCGAATTGAAATACGGTAAAAACAAGCCAACCGAAAAACAAGCTGAATGGCTTAAAAGCCTGAATGAACAAGGATATGCTGTCGCTGTATGTTATGGTTGCGAAGAAGCGAGCGAAAAAATATTAAAGTATTTAAAATTAGGTGATATAAATGAGTGAAGAAAAAAAGAAACGAGGCAGGAAGAAGAAACTTGACCGAATAGACAGGATGTGTCTTTACTGTGCCGATTACAACGCAAAACACGGCACAAGTTACAGTTACGGAGAATTTGTAGCGCAAATCGCCGCAAGAAAAATTAAACCGCTCGGTTTGTACGATTACGCAAATTAGGAGAAAAAATGATTGATTAAGGAGAGTGATTTGGTTGAGTCAGAGAAAATCAATATCAAAAGCCACAAGGCTTAAAGTTTACGAGAAGTACAATGGAAGGTGTGCATACTGCGGCTGTAAACTCGAATTAAAGGACATGCAAGTTGACCATATACAGAGCGTGTACTGGTACAATGGTGCGAATGACATCGAAAATTATAATCCTGCTTGCAGAATGTGCAATTTTTACAAATCGACAAGGACAGTCGAAGATTTAAAAAAAGAATTAGGAAAGTTGCTTTCGAGGCTCGAAAAGGTCTTTATTTTTCGATTAGCTGTAAAGTACGGATTGATTAAAAAGACGGACAATCCAATTGAATTTTACTTTGAAAATCAAAATAAAACAGGTAAGGAGAGTGAAAAATGATGATGGATAATAAATTAAAAATCCGTGAGGTATGCGGTGATTATGCATTAGATATACCGTTCGCAGACGGTAGTGTAAACACGATATACTTTAATTCAAAACGAAATGCTGAAACAGTTAAGCATATTATCGAAGTTGACGGTAGTAAACCCAACGAAGCAACCGTGTGTGATGTGCAAGAGATTAAACACGGAAAGTGGAATTTTGAAAAAGATATTTGTGATTGTGCTTGGTTTATTTGCACAAACTGCCATAAAAATATCATTATGGCGAAACATAGATTGTATCCATATTGCCCCTACTGTGGCGCAAAAATGGATAGGGGGTAAGCAACAATGCATTGTAATAAATGCGGATGTAAAAACAGGACTTAACTTAAACGATGAAGAATATCACGAGATTTTGAAATTATGGAATGAGCAAGAAAGGGGGAGCAAGAATGAAAGCCCATATAACTAAAGAGCCTGCTGACATATGTGAGTATTATACACGAGATTGTAATCTATCTTTTCTCGCTACCGTTACATATCACCCACCTGAGAATAGTCATAGGAACGCACCTTGTCCTTGTGGAAGCGGAAAAAAATATAAAAGATGTTGTTTGATTAAGGAGAACAGACAAAATGACTAACTTTGAAAAAATCAAATCAATGAGCAAAGAGCAGATGACACATTTTATGCTTGATATTATGCTTGATACATTAAATAACAATGTTTGCGGTTATTGCGAAAATTGTGATGCTCCTTGTCTTGAAAATGAAGAAATTATTAGAAAATGGCTTGAAAGTGAGGTAAGCAACAATGGCTGAATCAAAAAAAACAGTTGCAGCGGAAATACAGGACAAGCCAACAGCACCGGCAGAAACATTATCGGAGCTTGACAAGCTCGTTGTTGCATTTATCGACGGTGCTCTTGACGTTAATGAGATCAATAAACTTGATATATTCAACAGATGGCTTGTTCTGTCAATGTCCGCAGTGTATAGCTGTACGAAAATAGGCTTGCTATCAGCCAAGTCTTGTGTCAAGGCCAAATACAAGCTCCTACAAGAGTATCGCAGGTTTAGGACTGACACTTTTTTTGCAAACAAGGAACACATCGAATGGATAAAAAGGACGAAAGAAACTTCTTGCAAATTAACGGAGTTGTCAAAGGCGATTGCCGAACACGATACTAATGTATTGCAAATTGCTTTACAAATAATTGACCTTCTCACAAAGCATGATGTTTATAACAAACTTTTCATTTTGTCAGACGCATCGGATACATATAAAGAAAAATGTTTAAAAACACTAACCGAAAACGATACAACATTTTTGAATGAGTTCGGCAACATACCATTTGTGGATTTGCTTTTTAAGTTTTATAAATTGGCAGAAGAAACGAGAGCATCGGAAATTTTTAAAGAATTGGATGCTGATAACATTAGAAAGGTAGCATGTCACGTGCCGGTTAAGTCGGATGATTGTCGAGGAATTGCCAAAAGCTACAAAGAATATTTCGGCATTTAAGGTAAGGCAATATTCTTGCCGTGTGCAAAATCTTAAAGGAAATTCAAATCAAGTTAATCCTATATTCAAAAAGTAATCAAAGTGACGACTTCCGCTTTGATTAAGCTGTTATAAAAAAGAATGCACCAAAAATTAAACACACAATTGCAGCGGCAAGGTTGCACAGAGCAGTAGTTCATAGGTCAGATGGACTACTGCATATTTATATCATCTGACTTTTTAATACGATAACAGAATAATAAATAGTCACAAAAAAGGAGTTGAGATACTCCTTTAATAGCCTGCTCAAGGAATTAATTAAGTGACCGTTTTAGCATTTACATATATAATAAAGGTTTAACTATGTTTACATACAAGTGTGAAATTAAATCAGGTCCTTTGCTCGAGGTCAAATACTATAAGTCATTTCGCAAACGTAATAAGAAAAATCTTGCTCGACAAATCAATCAATCCCGAACAAACGAAAAGCAAGCCAAAGCAAACCGTATCAGAGGAGAACAACACACACAGAGACTTATCCTTTGCAACTTCTCTGAGGGCGACTGGTTCGCAAGGTTCTCCGCTCCGTTTGGTGAATTTACCGAAGATGAATTTGAGAGGGTTGTGTCGAATTTTTTCAAGCGTATCAAACGCAGGACAGATAAAAAACAAATTAAATTTAAGTACCTCGGGTACTGCGAATGTGGCAAACTCGGTAGAAACTGGCATTTGCACATCGTAATTGAGGATTGTGTCAGAGAAATATTAATGGAATGTTGGCCATGGAAAAACGGAATAAATTTTACTCCGCTCTACCAAAACGGCAATTATGCTGACCTTGCAAAATACATACGAAAAGATGTCAATGGTAAGAAGCGCTTGAAAACATCTCGCAATCTCAATAAGCCTGAGGTCAAAGTTGTTGAAGGGAAAAAACGAGAATACAGAAAACTCGAACGAGGTGAGGCTTTGCCTTGTCCCGAAGGATATTATTTTTACAAAGACGAAATGTGGATAAATGACTTCACGGGTGCGTCTTTTCATTTTACTTACTTGGCCAATAGCCATAAACACAAGAAAATCGGAGGTGCAAGGATATGAGAGATACAACAAGAGATTATACAATTGCACAGTTTAGACTTTATGCCTCTCTTGGATTTCCAAGCAAAGCACAGGTTGTAGCTGACAAGACAATGCACCGAGCATTACAACTTGACCTGCTTGCTGTGGCAGACACACTTAATGCCTTGACCAATAGCGGTAAAGACTACATCTGTCAAGCTGTCAGCGCTGTTTACTTTGTTGCACCAACAAAACCGTTGCACAAAGGTGAAATAAATTTGAGAGTGACTAAGTTTGCTGTCAATAACTATACAGACGAGCGCACGGTGTTTCGCTGGCTCAAAGAGGCACGATTGCTTTGTGCAAAACTTCGCGGGCTTAACATTTGTACATATTGCACAAAGAAAGATGTCAGTAGAAGCGATTAAACCTGTTATAAAATTAAACTGTAATGATAAAACGAAAAGTAACTACGGACTGGATCGTCCGCCAAATCCGTGAGGGCAAGGCATATAGATTCTATTTAACAGCCGATTGGCGAAAAGTTCGAGATGCAAAAAAAGCGAAAGAACATTACGAATGCGAACGCTGTCGTGCTGTGGGTAAGTACAGCCCTTGCGAGGCCGTACATCACAAGTTGTATCTCAAGGTAAGGCCTGACCTTGCTCTTGATATTAACAACCTCGAGTGTCTTTGCAAGGACTGCCACTACAGAGAGCACCACAAATACGAGCCGAAAAAATTAAAAGATGAGTTTGCCGAGCGATGGTGAGCGAAAAAAAGCATACCCCCCGGGTAAAAAATCGAAAAATTCCGAGGGTTACGGATAACGGTGTAAAGGCACGACAGTTTGGTCTCGCGCACGCACACGAGAAATTTTCAGAGAGGAGAGAACAAAATGGCGCAGATTAAAATTGCTGAAATCAAGGATAGCTTAATTGAGCAACTGACTTTGAAAGGGGCAAACATTGAAGTCTATAGAGATTTAATTGACAGTTACATCTTCTGCACTAAACTTGAGCGTAAAATGCAGGCGGACATCCGCAAAAATGGCTTGACATACAAAGCTATCAGCGCCACAGGCAAAGAGTATATGAAGGACAACCCATCTGTAAAAAATGCCGTAATGTACAACAAACAGCGTTTAGCGATCCTCTCACAAATGGGGCTGTCAATTGACAAAGTCGAAAGTGATTCGGATGACGAACTGTAAAATCATAGACGATTACATCGACCTTGTTAAAAGCGGTAAATATCGTGTCTGCCGTGAGCAAATTCAGCTGATAAAATTTGTTGAAAATGTCTTTGAAAACGAAGAAATTTACGTCGACGAAGAACAGCTTGAAAAATATTTAGCTTTGCAGAAATATTTTCCTTATAAACTTTTCGAGTGGGAAAAATTCTGTTTTACATTGCATAATTGTACATACTCCTCTCCCGGTGTTTTAAGGTTTCCCGACCTTGTAATCATCGTTGGGAGGGGCGCAGGTAAGAATGGCTATTTAGCTTTTGAGGATTTTGCGCTTATAACGCCGGTGAATGGTATTAAAAACTACGACATCGACATTTGCGCGACTTCGGAAGAACAAGCAAAAACAAGCTTTAACGACATTTACGAAATTTTGGAAAACAATTCAGCCAAAATGCAGCGGCATTTTAAGTGGAATAAAACCGAAATTGTAAATATAAAAACAAACTCAACAATCAGATACAGAACATCGAACAGCAAAACGAAAGACGGCGGTAGACCGGGTAAGGTTGATTTCGATGAAAAGCACGCTTACGAAAACTACAACTTGATTGACGTTTTTACAACAGGCTTAGGAAAAAAGCCGATGCCAAGAACGACGACCACGACGACTATGGGAAATGTTCGAGACGGTCCGCTTGACCAAGAATTTGCACGAGGGCTTGAAGTCTTGAATGGTGATGCGCCTGACAATGGCACGCTTTATTTTATTTGCCGTTTGAACGATGACAAAGAGGTTCACGACGAGAAAAATTGGTATAAGACAAATCCAAGCTTGCAATATTTCCCAAACTTACTCCGAGAACTTCGGAAGGAATATGAAAATTGGAAAATTGATCCGAATAATAACTCTTCATTCATGACGAAGAGAATGAACCGTCCACAGGGAACAGAAGCGAATCCTGTAACTTCATGGGACAATATCAAAGCGACAAACAGACCTCTCCCCGACCTTGAAGGCAAGCCGTGCATATTTGGCATTGACTATACGAAAACGACCGACTTTTTGGGAATAGGTTTAATGTTCTTAATTGACGGTGAAATCGTATGGAAGCCGTTTTCGTGGTATTGTTCGCAATCTGCGGATTTGGGCAGAATTAAATTCCCTTATGCTCAACAGCTTGATTTACAAAGGGTTGACGGAGCGGAAATACCTCCCGAAATTGTAGCTGATTGGTTGAGAGAACAGAAAGAACATTACAACATTGTCGGCGGAGCGTTAGATAACTACCGCTATACATTACTCAAAGAGCCGTTAATGCAGTTGGGTTTTGAATGCGACCGCAAAGGACGAAACAATCTAAAACTTGTAAGGCCTTCAGATAAAATGCTTGTAGCTCCTCTGATTGCTTCGGATTTCGCTAATCACCGAATTGTTTGGGGCGATTCGGCGTTAATGCGTTGGTACACTAACAACACATCGGCTGTCGAGGATAAAAACGGCAATATCATATACGGAAAGATTGAGCCAAAATCACGAAAAACAGATGGATTTATGGCGTTCGTCGCCGCATATACACAGCTTGATTTGCTGAAACAAAATCAGCCAATGACGGTTGATGAAATTGAGAATTGCTTTAACGCGATTGTATTTTAATGTGAGGTGATGAAAAATGGTGAAACTTTTTCAGGGCGATTGCCTTGAATTAATGAAAAACATTCCCAATAACAGCGTTGACCTGTTACTGACAGATCCGCCTTATGTGTTAAACACAAAGGGTGGTGGAACTGTAAACAAGAAAATGAAATTAAGTGAATCTTTAGCGGATGTCGAGAAAGCAAAAATAATTAATGGGTATGATATTGAACTTTTCGGACAAGAATTTTTGCGAGTTATGAAAGAAATCAATGCTTATTTTTGGTGCAATAAAGCACAAATATATGATTATTTAAAATTTTATGTCGGGCAACTTAAATGCAAATTTGATATTATTTGCTGGCACAAAACGAACGCTTTGCCCACCTATTCAAATAAATATTTAAGCGACACTGAATATTTACTTTATTTCAGAAAAGGAAAAGGTAAGTGCTTTCCCCACAGCTACGAGGATGCAAAAACATATTATTTAAGTGCTTTAAACCTAAAGGACAAAAAAATGTGGAAACATCCAACCATTAAACCTCTTAACATTACTGAAAAAATAATCCGTAATAGTTCAAAAGAAAATAACACTATTTTAGATCCGTTTATGGGAAGCGGAACAACAGGCGTTGCCTGCATAAATACAAACCGCAAATTTATCGGTGTTGAGCTTGACGAAAAGTATTACAAAATTGCTGAGGAAAGAATAAAAAACGCTGAAAAAGGCAGGTGAGAAAATGAAAATTATTGATTATTTCCGTAGCATTTTCGGCAAAAAAGATGCAGTTGCAGCGGAATTTACATCTGAAAATCACTCAACCGAACAGAGTTTTCACCTGACCGAACTTGCTTTATTTACGGCGATTGATTTTATCGCAAGAAGCTTGGCAAAGTGCGAATTTGTGACGGTAAACAATAACCGTGAAAGTCGCAAAGCTGAATACTATCTGTGGAACTATTCGCCAAATAAGCATCAAACCAAAATCGAATTTTTTACACAGGCTGTCGCAAAACTGATTTTTGACAATGAGCTTTTAGTTATCGAAACAGCCGACAATCAGCTTTTAATTGCGGACAGCTTTTCAAGAACAGAACACGCATTGATTGATGATTCTTTCAGCAGTGTTACTTGCCGAAATTTTACATATCAGAGAACTTTTTTTGAAAGTGAAGTAATTTATCTTCAATATAATAATTTCGCTCTGAGGGGATTGTTAGCCGACATGTGCAACACTTATGAGCAGTTAATGTTATCGGCTCAGGAAAGGTACAACAAGGCTGTCGGACATAAAGGCATTTTGGAACTTGAAAATTATAGCTTTGGCGACGAAAATTTTGCCGAAACTTATAACAAAGTTTTAGCTAAACAGTTTAAAGCTTTTTACTCGAACAAAAATGCCGTTATGCCGATTTTTAAGGGGATGAAATACTCCGAGCCGTCAACAGACGCGGGAAAAACCACAAACAGCGAAATAAACGATATTCAAAAATTGAGAACTGAGGCTTACACGGTGGTTGGAAACGCTTTGCATATTCCGCCGGCAATTTTAAGCGGTGAAGCCTCTCAACTCTCGGACGCTATGGATTGTGCTATTGGAAATGCAATTGATCCGATTGCAAATATGTTTGAGCAGGAAATCACCAAAAAGAGATTCGGTAGCACCGAATTTAACAAAGGCAATTATCTCTTAATTGACACAACGACAGTCAGACACATTGACGCAATCAGTCAGGCAAATAATCTTGATAAGTCAATTGCCAGCGGTGTGCTGACACCTGCAAAGGCTCAAAAATATTGCAATATGCTCCCTTGCTCGGAGGCTTGGGCGCATACATATTACATTACTAAGAATTACCAAACAATAGCAAATGCTTTGAAGGGTGGTGAATAAATAAATGAAAAGTAGAAATTACAACATCAAACAGATTGCAGAAAATCAGAGTGTCTTGCAGATATATCTTTACGGTGAAATTGAGCCGAGCTACTTGAATATTTGGGGCGACCTCGTAGAATCCAAGACAAGCGCTGAATATATTCGTAAAGCAATCGAAAAAGCCGAAACAATTAACGGCATTGAGCTCTATATTAACTCAATCGGCGGTTATGTTGATGAGGGCGTGTCAATTTACAATTTGCTCAAGCGGCAGAGCGTGCCGGTCACTGCATACATTGACGGTATGGCTTGTTCAATCGCCTCCGTTGTCGCAATGGCGGCTGACAAGATTGTAATGCCGTCAAACACAACAATGATGATTCATCACGCGATTGGCGGTTGCTACGGCAATGCAAAGGAACACAGAGAATTTGCAACCCAGCTCGACAAAATCAGCGAAGCAAGCACAAATTCTTATCTTGTACACGCAGGCGATAAGCTCACGAGGGAAACCCTCGAGCCGCTTCTTGATGCTGAAACATTTTTGACGGCAGAGGAAGCCTTTAATATCGGCTTGTGTGATGAAATTCTTGATCCGGTTGATTTAACCGATTCAAAAGAAATCGTTGATGATGCACAGCAGAAGAAAAACCCGAAAGCAAAACAGGCAGCGGCAGAACTTGCAAAAATGCTTGGTACAAAGCCTAAACCGCCTGAACCACAGACACCACCCGAGCCAAAACCGAAAAATCCCGAAGAAAAGGATAGCTTTGGCTTTATTGAAGAATACTTCAAAAACAAAAATTATTTGTAAAGGAAGATGAAAAAATGAAAAATCTTGATTTACTTGCAAACGCAAAAGCACAGTTTGCACAGAATTTTAAAGACGCTTTTGAATCAAAAGACGAAACAAAGATGACAAACGCTCTCAACGAGTATGCGGAGAGCATTCAGCAGTCCATTATTTCCGTTGCTCAGGAAATCGGCGAAACTGCCGACAACACAATCCTTGCCAAGAGAGGATTCAGACAGCTTACAAGCGCAGAGCAGAAGTTCTACAACAATTTTGTAACAGCGGCAAAATCTGCTGATGTTAAGCAGGCTCTCACTGGTCTTGATGTTACAATTCCGCAGACGATTCTTGACACCGTGCTTGAGGACATTACAAACAATCATCCGCTGCTTGATGCAATCGGCATCGAAAACACATACGGCTCTGTTAAGGCGATTTTTGCCACAGACACAAAACAGCTCGCCGCGTGGGGCGCTTTAAGCTCAAAAATCACACAGGAGCTTGCAGGCACGATTCAGGAAAAGGATTTCTCAACATCAAAGGTAAGCGCCTTTGTCCCTGTTCCGAAGGATATGCTTGACCTTGGCGCTATATACATTGATGCATATGTTCGCAGAATCCTTGCGGACGCTCTCGCATATGCCCTCGAGGACGGTTTTATCAACGGCGACGGCAATGGCAAGCCGATTGGTATGCTTAAAGACCCCGAAGGAGCAGTAAAGGCAAACGCTTACACCGAAAAGACAGCAACAAAGCTCACAAGTCTTGACATTAAGTCGTATATGGGTGTTGTTGCCAAGCTTGCGAAGGGCAAGGGCGGCAAGACAAACAACATCACATCGGTTGACCTCATCGTAAATCCTGTGGATTATCTCACAAAGATTATTCCTGCGACGACTGTGCTTGCCACAGACGGCTCGTACAAGAACAACCTCTTCCCCTTCCCGACGAATGTTTATCCGTCTGAAATGGTTACAGAAGGTACCGCTGTTATCGGTCAGCTCTCAAGATATAAAGCCTGCCTCTCAACAGGCAAGGAAGGTAAGCTTGATTACTCTGACCAGTATCAGTTTATTGAGGATAACAGAGTTTATCTTATTAAGGCTTATGCAACAGGTTTTTCGCTCCACACAAACGATTTTATCAAGCTCGACATTTCGGTGCTCAACCCTGCTGAAATTAAGGTAACTCTCAATCAGGCAACAACAGTTTAATTTATCACGGAGGTGTTGAAAAATGGGAATCATGAACGATGTAGTTAATATGCTTGATTTCGACCGCGAACACATTGAAACAGATGAAGGTACAAAGTCAAAAATTGAGTTAATTATAGCCAATGGAAAACAGCACCTCCGCGATTATAACCCTCTGTTAACTGATGAGGATTTTGAGCGACCAACAAGAGCAAGAAGTTTGCTGTTTGATTACTGCCGTTATGCTTACTCGAACGCTGTTGAAATGTTCGACCATAATTTTGAAAGCGAAATTCTGAAATTAAGGCAGGAATATGAGGTGAAAAGCTATGATTTTGAAGAATAACATAGATTTTTTAACCTTTAATGACGGTGTTGCGAAAATCTATGAAACCGACGAAAACGATGACATCATCGCCGACAGCCTGAAAAAATATCGTTTTGGCAACGAAAAAATCGGTGTAACTCGTTTTTATGGTGCAAAGCAGAACGATATTGAATTGTCAAAAGTTATCCATGTTCACAAAGATGAAACTTTGAGAACTGATATGGCGGTTATCATTGACGGCACAAGGTTTAAAATCGAACAGATACAGCATGACAAAAGTAAAAATCCCCCTTGCTCGATTGTGAGCCTGTCACAGAGGGGACTGTATGAGGGTGGTGCAGATGTTTTTTAAGAATTACGACGAATTTGTCGAACTCATTAAATCGTGTGGCATTAAATGTGTTGAGGCGGATTACAACAAATCAACTCCTGCACCCTATCTTGTTTATTTCAAGGATGAAGAAACAGGAACTTACGCAAACGGTGAATTGCTTTGGTTAAATGCAAAAATCATCATAGAACTCTACACAGCGAAAGATGACCATGCAAGCGAAACAAAGTTTGAAAAATGGCTCAACGAAAACGGCTTCGGTTGGAAAAAGCCGAACCGAGCGTGGGACACGACAAATAAACTTTGTGTAACTTATTACAATTTGGGCGTGACTTTTGATGAGTAGTTACAAAAAAGTCGGTATTGACAGAATCGGCGATACTTTATCAAAAGAACTTGCAACCTACTCGGCTGACATCCAAATGGGTGTGCGATTGTTGGTTGACGAAAAATCCAAAGAACTTAAAAACGCAATCAAAAAAGAAGCACCTGTCGGCTACAGAAAAAAATATCGCAAATCGTTCAGAATTAAAATCACGAACGAAACATTCAGGTTTTACGAAAAAACAGTTTATGCGGAAAAACCCGAGTATCGGCTTACACACCTTCTTGAAAAAGCTCGTAAAAAGAGAGGTAAAAAAGGCGGAACGATACAGCCGAAGATGCATATTGCTCCTGCGACGAAAAAAATACACGAAGAATTTGAAAGCGGAATAAAAAAGCTCATTAAATCATCGGAAGCTTTTGGTGGCGGTGATTTGAGCGGTATAAAAAGAATTTAAAAACATAAGGAGTGTTTATTTTATGAATAAAACGATCAGAAAAGTTGGTTATGCTGTGCTGACAGAAGGCAGCACAGGCGAAATTACATACGGAACACCGATTTGGTTTAAATCCGATGAAGCAGGCGGCAGAAGTATCGGTGCAGAGCCTATCGGCGATTCAAACACAATCTACGCTGACGGCTTGCCTATTATTGTAGCGAGTGCAAATGGCGGTTACACAATCAGTCTTGAGCTTATTTCAGCAGTCGACGACATCGAAAAAGATTGGTTTGGCAATGATGAAGCTACAGAGGGCGGCATTATTGAGAAGGGCGGTATCAAAGTGATGCCGAGATTTGCCCTCCTCGCCGCAAAGGAAACATACAAAGGTGACAAGCTCTACGAGATTGACACATATTTTGACTGCGTAGCAGCAAGAGCGAGCAGAAACGACAAGACATCAGAGGGTAACTTTGATCCACAGTTCCCAACATTTACAATCACGTCAAAACCACGCCCTGACAATGACTTTGTGCGCTACACATCATATGCAGATACTCTGCCCGAAAGCGTTGTAACTCCTACTGTAAAGGCTGTAAAGGCTGCAAAATCGGCAGTTCCTACAGATCAGGCCTCATCAGACACTACAAAGGCGGCTAAGAGCTAATGAAAGACACAGTTGTTATTAACGATAAAAATGTTGAGGTTGAGGTTACGGCTTACACAATGCTCATCTACGAGGACACATTCAAAGGCCACAGTTTTCTGCGTGATGCCGACCGTGTTCTGGTTAAAAATCTTAACGATGTAAAGTTCGGTTCTGCCGTAAAGCTTTTGTGGGCAGCGGCAAAGACGGCGGACGATACAATTTCCAACTTTAAGACTTGGGCGAAAGAAATCAGCATTAAGGACGCTATTTCGGCGACTGACACAATTATCGAGCTCATCGTTGACAGCCTTAAAAGCGACAGCCCAAAAGCGACAGCGACAGCGACCTAAACGGATTTAAAACTTTCCTGACGGCGAAAGAGGTCTTATCTTATGCCGTCAGGTGTGGTCTGACTGTCGCTGATTTACAAAGATTTACAATAGGTTTTGTGTTGGATTATATCGAAACCTATTTTGCATTGCGAAATAATAAAAACATCCATGAAGATGAAGAAAAATATCAGAAAATGAAATCTGTGTTGCCTTTCGTGACAGAAAGATTTGAAAGTAAAGAAATCTCGGAAAAGCAGTATAGCGAGTTTATGAACAGATATAAAGAATTGGAGGACAGATATGGCATCTACAATTAAGGGTATTACCGTCAAAATTGCCGGCGATACAATGGATTTACAGAAGTCCTTAAAAGCTGTACAGTCCTCATCCTCGAGCTTGCAGAGAGAACTGACTGCGATTAATAAGCAGCTAAAATTTGACCCTGAAAACACCGTTCTGCTCGCTCAAAAACAAGAAGTGTTGAAAGAGCAGATTGATAAAAGTCAGTCTGCTCTTAGTCAATTGCTTGATGTACAGGATCAGGTTGAAAAACAGGCAAAAAACGGCGAAATTTCAACGGAGCAGTATAGAGCCTATCAGCGTGAGGTTGAAAAAGCAAAAAGCAAACTCGAAACTTTTAAGAAACAACTTGCAGAAACCGAAGAAAAGGCAAACGAAATAAACCTTGAATCAGCACGGACTGAAATGTCAAAAACTGAAACAAGCGTTGATAAAGCAGGCGATAGTTTTAAAAATCTTGAAAATAAGTCAAATAAAACTGATTTATCCAAAGTTAAGAAAGAAATGGATGATGTTAAATCCTCTGCTGACAATCTCAAATCCGCTGTCGGTGATGCATTAAAAGAAGCAGGTGCAGCGGCAACAGCGGTCGGCGGAGCGTTGACCGGAACTGTCATAAGTGCAAACAGTGAAGAAAAAGCTTTAAATTCCTTACAGGCACAAACAGGCTTGACCGCCGAGGAGATGACAAAGTACAAAGATGTCCTTGAAGATGTTTACAAAGGAAATTTCGGCGAATCTCAAGAAGAAGTTGCAAATGTCCTTGCTTTGATTAAGCAGACAACGAACGAGACCAATCCAAGTAAGCTTAAAGATATGACCGAAAATCTCTTTACATTGAGAGATACATACGATTACGATTTTGTCGAAACCTTGAGAGCGGTCAACATGCTTATGGAGCAGTTTGGCATAACAGGCGAAGATGCTTTTAATCTCATTGCGCAGGGCAGTCAAAAAGGCCTTAATAAAAACGGTGATTTGCTTGATACAATCAATGAATACTCCGTACATTACAAGCAACTCGGCTATGATGCAAACGAGTTTTTTAATTCGCTTGAAAATGGCTCTAAAGCAGGTACTTTCAGTATCGACAAGCTTGGCGATGCCATGAAAGAGTTTGGAATTCGTTCTAAAGATACAACCTCGAGTACGCAGGAGGGATTTACTCTTCTTGGTTACGGCGCAAAAGCCTCAGCTGAGGACATTCAAAAAGCCAAAGATGAAGTCGCAAAGCTCGAAAAAAATCTTTACTATGCAAAAGAGGAGCAAAAAGGCTTTAACAATTCGACGAGCGAATTAACAAAGCAAAAGAATGCCGATAAAATTGAACAATATTCAAAGGCGCTAAAAACTGCTGAAGAAAATCTTGCAAATCTCGAATCAGCAGGCAAAGGCACAAAAGGTAGTATTGAGGATTTGCAGGCAAGATTTGCAAAAGGCGGAGACAGCGCAAAATCCGCAACATCAGAAGTCTTAAAGGCTCTTTTCGAGATGGATGACAAGGTTAAGCAAAATCAGGCAGGTGTTGACCTCTTCGGTACGATGTGGGAAGATTTGGGAATTGACGGTGTGAAAGCTCTAATGAAAATTAATGGCTCTGCCGACAAGACCAAAAATACCATGAAAAAGATTAAAGACATCAAATATGATGATGTCGAAGCCGATTGGGCAAGCCTTGGCAGAACGGTACAAACCGATGTTATTAATCCTATCGGCAAATCATTATTCCCCGAGGTAAAAAAACTTTGTAAATTTGCGAGCAAGCATACAGATGATATTATTCCAACGCTAAAACAGATTGGTGTTTTAACTACTGCTATTTGGTCGGGTAAAAAGGCCACTAAAATAGTTACAGAAATCAAAAATCTGTGGGGAGCTTACAAGTCTTTGAGAGCGGCAACAGATGCCGCTAAAATCTCACAAGAGGGACTTAACACTGCTCAAAAAGCAAATTTGTGGGGATTAGTTGCAGGTTTAGTTGTTGGTGCTATAGGCGAAATTTGGGCATTTTCAGAGGCTAACGACAGTGCAAAACAATCCCAAGAAGAACTTAACGAAGCTCAGGAAAAAGCAAAAGAAGAAATCAAAGAATTGAAAGACGCAAATGATGAATATGTGCAGAGCAAGAAAGATGCGGCATCGGAGGTTGAAAGCGAATTTCAATATTACGACGATTTATGGGTCGAATTGCAAGGTATTGTTGACAAAAACGGCGAAGTCAAAAAAGGCTATGAAGACAGAGCAAAATTTATTACCAATGAATTGAGCCGAGTTACAGGCGATGAAATTACTTGGAATGGCAATGTTATACAGTCTTATAAAGATTTAAAAGGCTCAATTGACGATGCACTTAAATCCAAAAAGTCGCTTGCTTTACTGTCTGCGTATGAAGACAGTTATAGTGAGGCTGTGTCGGGCATAAAAAGTGCGAAATCAGAATCTATAAATGTTTATGCTGAAAAGAAAAAAGCACAAGAAGAGCGCGACAGTGCAACGGAAACCGTACAAAAATATAATACAGAAGGGCTTGACAGAAACAAAAAAATAATCAAAATTGCGGGGTGGGCATTTGAAAACGGAAAAATCTCGCAAACCGATTATCAAAAATACCTTAAAGACGCACAGAATAAGCAGAATACAGCTAAAAACGAGCGTGCTTTATCATCATTTGGCGCGGCATACGGTGCTGAAAGTCAAAAAGCTAAAGATAACCTCAAAGAGAAAGAAAAAACTCTTAAAGAACTTGAAAGCAAATATAACGAGTATCAGCGAAAGATTGTAAATTACAACACCACAATCCAAAATGTTGAAAATCTAACAGCGGCGAACGCAAAGGGCAACACCAAAGAAATTGATGCTGCAATGTCTGATTTGATGAATAATATTATTACATACACAACAGGCAACAAAGACACTCTCGAACAGCAGGTCAATGATTTTAAGACAAATGTCGAGAATCTAAGAACGGCATACAAAGACGGTGTTGAAGGTGTCACAAAAGACCAAGTCGAAGAAGCTGAAGAATTGCAGGAAAGAGCAGAAATTGAACTTGCTAAGTACACCGACATGTACGGCACGGTTGCCGCAATCGCAACAGGCAAAGCTGACGAAATCAACGCACAACAGCAGAAAATCAAAGACGGTTTCATTGATGCTGAAACAGGTTCAAGAGAAAGCCTTGAAAATCAGCTTGCGAATTTTACCGCAAACTATGAACTCTTAAAAACTGCAATGGATGAAAATCAACCGGGCGTTACTCAGAAAATGGTTGATAACGCACACGAGCTTGTAGATAAGGCGACCGGTGAACTTAAAAAACTTGAAGGAAATAGTAAGGATGCGGCTGAAAAAGGCGTTAACGGAGCTGCCAACACGCTTGAAAGTGATGATTCGAAGAAAAAACTTGAAAAAAGCGGTAAAACTGTAAAAGGAGCAGTAAAAAAAGGCGTTGGGGATACATACGCAGACGGCAAATCATTAGCCGAAATGTTTGACCAAGGTTATTTTGACGGCATAATTGATATGTTAGTTACATTATTTGGCGGTGAAGATAATCCAGCCGCACAAATGGTTAAGGCTAATATTACAGCGGCTGCAAAAGCGCAGGATTCACGCTCCCCAAGCCGAAAAACCCGAAAGTTAGGCAGATATTTTGGCGAAGGTTACCGCCTTGGTATTGAGGATGAAATTGCCGAAACGCAAAAAACAGTAAGGTCTTTAACTTCGAGAGCCCTGTCAGCAGTTGAAGGTGATCCAATCGGATCGATTAACAATAAATTCGCGGACATTCGCACCCAAAGTCAAAACGCAGCGGTAAATGGTCAGATGTCGAAAATTGTTACAAATTCACCTACGATTGAAATTAAGCTCGCTGGGGATGTGGTAATTAATAATGACATGGATGTTGATGATTTTAACCGTCGTGTTTCCGCTGCAATTGTTGAAACCCTTGATGGTGAAGCGTCGAAGTGGGGAGGTTAAAGATGAGGCATAGTTTTACATACAACGGTACTGATTTACGAACATTGGGCTTTTTTATAGCTACACCTCCTAAATATCAAATTGCAAAGCGTAATTTTGATTTTATCTCTGTTTATGGAAAAAACGGCGGAGTGATTTCCGATAACGGTGTTTTTGACAATGTTGAAATGCAGCTTGAAGTCAACAGCTACCCGTACATCGTACCAAACGAAAATAACGCAGAGCTTGTAAGAGCACTCGCCGAATGGCTTACCGTTTGGGACGGCGAGTATAAAATCTTTAGGGATTCATATAACCCCGGTTATTATACAAAAGCGATTTGCACAGGGGTTGAGCCAATAGAAGAGGTTGCCCCACTTTGCTTGTCAACAACAATAAATTTCAGCCGAGTGCCGTTTTGGTATAGCGATTTAGGGCAGGAGATTATCCGACCAAAATTGACCTCAACACAAAACGCAGAAATCAAAATTTACAACCCTGAAAATTACACCGCCGAGCCTTTCATCAAGATTATCAATAAAGACACAAAAGTTAATCCGTTGACGCTGACGGTTAATGATGATCAAACTTTAACGGTTAAAACATCATCGGATAAGGATTATATTGAACTTGATTCCGAACAGCAGTCCGCTTCTTTCAATAATGGCACGAGCTTGGCGAACAATTGCATAAGTTGTACAGAGTTTCCAAAGATTTTGCCCGGTTGGAATAAAATAAAACTCTCAGGAAAAAGCGCAAATGCGTTTACTGACATTGAAATTAAGCCGAACTGGAGGAGATTGTGATGTATCCTATTCTGTATAACATCGCTGACTATTACAAGAATCCAACACCATTGTTTGATTCTAACGGTTTCGGTTTTTTGACTGAATGCACCGAGTTCTTGGTGACAATGGAGCAAAATGGCACATACAGCTTTAGTGCGAAAATAAAAAGCACAGATAAGCTCGCGTCAAAAATAAAAATAACTTCATATGTCAAAGCGAAAGTAAATAATGTATCCGAGCCACAGTATTTTTATGTCACAAAAATAGAAGTCGATAAAAACGGTGATTTAACCGTGTCGGGCGAACATGTGTCAAGAATGTTCTTTCAAAACGGAACAATTCCTCGTGCAATGGACGGATCGATGTATGGCACGCCGAAAGAACTCATTGACCACTTTATGCGAGATTATAGCCAAGTAGGAGAACCTCTGCATATGTGGTTTACGGAGGCTCCCTATAAGTGGTTTAGTTTCAGCTCATCAATCACAGCAAAGAAAAGAATTTACTTAGGCTATTCACAGGCGGTAAAGTTTGAGGACCTTTTCAAAGACGATGACGAAGGATTAATAAATCAGTTTGACGGTGTTCTGTATTTTAATAATTTTGACATTTATTTTAACAAAATCAGTACAGCAGGTGCGAAAAGTGGCTATCGTATAGCTTTCGGCGCTAATGTGTCAGATTATAAGCAGACTGCTGAAATCGGCAATTACTATACACATATTATGCCTTACGCACGATGCAACACTACGAATAATAAAGAAGTCGTCGTGTCAAGTCCTGACCCATATGAAACAGGTTTAAAACGGAGTATTAAAAACACATATTTATACGACTGCACAAGTAAAATCAAGAAATACACGTTAAATCCCAGCACTGGCGAAAACTACGAAGAAGTCAGAGATGCCTTGCGTAATGCAGTTGCTGATTATAACTATTCGACGGAACAAACATCGGAAACCCTGAGTATAAGGGTAACTCTTGAAAACGAGCTCACTAAAATGCACGCAATCAAACTTTATGATGAAGTGACGGTCGTAATGCCGGACGGCACGAATCTTAGCCGAAGAATTTCAAAAACTGTTTACGATAGCGTGTCCCAAAAATACAAAGAAATTACAATCGGTGACTTAAGTATGTCAATGTCTGATTTGCTGAAAATCCAAAGGAGGTTTAAAAGATAATGGCAATTAGTATGAAACATAAATCAATTACAATTGATGTAAATGACCGCAACGCACCGAATGTTGTTGGTGTTGTCAATGTCAACGATAAAGCAACACGCTATCTTGATGTTACTTTAACGGCAAGCGGTGAAAAATTGACCTTTGCAGATTGCACAGTAACTGCAACCTTTGCAACTGATGGATATTTAATCTCAGATTCAGTCGCTTGCATACTGAACAGCACGGCAGATGTTATTACTGTTCCGCTCGAAGATTTCAAGTCTATGTCGGGTTTCCTGGCAATCGAAATTAAGATTGCAAACGGTGAAACGCAGGTATTAAACACTCCGCTGACCTTAAAAGTCATGGTAACTCCGAGCCTCGCCGAAAACAGCAAGATAAACAACGAAAGTGCTGGCAGTTTTGTCGAAATCAGCCGAGAGATTGCCACAGCAAGAGGCGGTCAAAATTCGCTTGGAGCAAGGCTTGATAAAACAGACAAGAGTATTGCCCGAAAGCTCGATTCAATGCCGTTCGACAGCGAACCAAAGAATAACAGCCCGTGTTATCTGACAAGCGGTACGGTTTACAACGCTCTGCTTGTTAAAGCAGATAAAACCGCCTTGGCGACTAAATACGATTCGTCAAATATTGAAAGTGGTACATCAACACTCACACCGTATTCAACCGTCACCGATAAAATCAAAAGTGCAAGCTGTACATATAAGACAATCGGTGACATCGTAATCGTCAGTGCAACGGTCAAAATGAACGCAGTATCTCTTGGCGGCAATAACATGTGTCCGCTGATTGATTTGCCGTACAAATGTATTTCCGAGGACAATGTTTTTTGTGTCGGTATTTCAAACCTTGGCAAGCTCTTTAAATTTGCCATTCCGAAAAATAACACTTGGCTACAGTTTTCGACTCAGGATAAGACCGCATATACATTCGCAGACGGCGAGCAAATTAATGTGATTTGCTTGTACAAAATTAAATAACGGAGGTAAAAATTATGGAACTTAAAGAAAAAATCACACTTGATATGCTCACAAAGGACAGCGTGTCGGTACTCAGACAGCAGTTTTTGACCTTTAACGGTGAAGAAATGCAGGTCGGCGGAAACATCCGCAACGCATACATGAACAGCAAATCGGGCAGAGAACAGCTCAAAACGGTGCTGTCTGATGAATACTATAACGCTGTCATGGCTGTATGGGGTGATAATCCAACCGTTGATGAGCCGACAGAAAGTGAGATTGAAGTAAAATGACACCCGAAGTAATTGTATCGGTTATATCGCTGTTTGGTACTTTAGTTGGCACACTTGGTGGCATTTGTGTAAGCAACCGAATATCAAACTATCGAATCGAACAGCTCGAAAAGAAAGTTGAAAAACATAACAATCTCATTGAGCGCACATATGCGATTGAACAGCACAATGCGGTTGTGGACGAAGAAATTAAGGTTGCCAATCATCGGATTGAAGACCTTGAAAAAAACAACGAAAGGAAAGAATGAAAATGAAAAAGATTTTTACCAAAGAATGGGCAAAAGCAACAGCCGTCAGAGCTATTAAAACGGTAGCACAGACAGCTATTGCAACAATCGGTGTATCTGCCGTGATGACAGATGTAAACTGGGTTGCGGTAGGCTCTGCAAGCCTTTTGGCAGGTGTATTGTCTGTGCTGACAAGCATTGCGGGTCTGCCCGAAGTATCAGAAAGTGAGGAATAATTATGAGTAACTCCAAACTTGTAAATTACACTAAATTATCGCCAAACCACAGCGGTAAACGCACACACAGTATTGACCGCATTACTCCACACTGTGTTGTAGGGCAGTGCTCAGTCGAAACCCTCGGTAATATCTTTATGAACACGAAAAATGAGGCAAGCTGTAACTACGGAATCGGCTATGACGGAAGAGTGTTGCTTTGTGTAGATGAGGGTAATCGTTCTTGGTGCAGTTCATCAAACGCAAATGACCAGAGGGCAGTCACAATCGAATGTGCAAGCGACACGGTAGCTCCGTACACCATGAACAGCAAGGTGTATAACAAACTCGTTGCACTCTGCGTTGACATCTGCAAGCGTAACGGCAAGACTAAACTGCTTTGGTTCGGTAACGAGGACAAGACTTTAAACTATTCGCCAAAATCAGGTGAAATGGTCTTGACTGTACATAGGTGGTTTGCAAATAAATCTTGCCCAGGTGATTGGCTCTATAACAGGCTCGGCAATCTTGCAGACGAAGTAACTGCACAGCTCAGTGGAAAAACAACAGATACGGAGGAAGAAGAAATGATTAAATTTGGTGCACATAACACAGCAACACTTGCATTCAAAAAGCAGTTGATTACTCTTTACAACATGAAAATAATCAAAACAAAAGTCGATAATTCAAACGGTTTCGGTGACGGCACTTTAAAGGCTGTTAAAGAGGCACAGAGAGCAGGTAAGGTCACAGTTGACGGCATTGTCGGCGAGAAGACAATCAATGCTATCTATCATCTTATCAATGACGGTATTCGAGCAAAAGACAGCAAAATCGCCAACGCTAAAAAAGCACTCAGCTGATTAAAACCTAAAGGACATTTTTAATGTCTTGACAAACACATAATTGCAAAAATATTCCCCTCACACTGTCATTAAAGATAGGTGAGGGGAGTTTTCACTTGATTTATTATCACATATATTATATAATTGTAAATAATAAAAAATT